CTCTGATGGAAATGATGGTGCGACAGGGCCTACTGGCCCTACTGGGCCAAGCGGAACTGCTGCAACTATTGCAATTGGTACAGTTACTACAGGTTCTGCTGGAAGTAATGCAACCGTCACAAACTCTGGCTCCTCTACTGCTGCTACATTTGACTTTTCAATTCCAAAAGGAGACACAGGGCCTACAGGTCCAACAGGACCCCAAGGAGCTACTGGACCAACAGGACCTTCGGGTGGTTCTGGAGATACTGGAGGTGATGGCCCACCTGGACCGACAGGACCGACAGGACCTACTGGCCCCACTGGCCCCACAGGGCCTTCGGGTACAGGACCGACAGGACCGACAGGACCGACAGGACCTAGTGGATCAGCAGCTACTATTAGCGTTCACAGTACAGTTACAGGATCTGCTGGATCTAATGCTGTAGTACAAAATTTTGGTTCATCATCTGCTGCTAGTTTTAGATTTACAATTCCTAGAGGAAATACAGGAAGTACAGGGCCAACAGGACCAACAGGTCCTACTGGTCCGTCAGGTGGTACAGGGCCAACAGGCCCAACAGGACCTACTGGTCAAACCGGAAATACAGGATCCCCAGGACCAACTGGCCCATCAGGCCCACCTGGGCCATCAGGTCCTAGCGGACCATCAGGACCACCTGGGCCAGGTTCTTCTTTCTCCTTTAATAACATTACTAGCCTTAGAGGTGTTGGATCTTCTTACTTAGAAGTTGGTACAACCTATGGAGCTTATGGTATAAGTTGGTGGCCTTCAGATGTAAACAAAAAAGAGAACATTGTCGATACTTCTTATGATGCAATTGCTGCAATTAAAGCTCTTAAATTCAGAGATTTTGATTGGAAAGCTGGCGAGCCAGAAAGCGGTAGCGTTCAATGTGGTGTCATAGCTCAAGAGGTTGAAACAGTTGATAGCTCGTTTGTATTTGACGTTGCTGATGTGCAATATACAGATGATGATGGAAATACACAAACTTCAAAAGGCACAAAAAGTATAGATCAAAGTAGAGTTATAAGTATTACTGCCAAAGCATTACAAGAATTAATTGCAAAAGTAGAAACTCTTGAAGCAGAAGTAGCTGCATTAAAAGCAGGTAGTTAAGCTACATTTTGATCTTGGCAGTAATACCAAGTAACTGCAACTCTTTTCTTACCAGATATTACAGGTGTTGAACAATGTGTAAAACACCAATTAGATGGGAAAAATAATGCCCTGCCAGCTTTAGGTCTAAAGTCTTTTTTGGGAAGCATTTTAAATTTTGTAGCTCCTCCTTCAAAATCATCTTTTAAATAAAGAACAATAGAAGTAGTACGGTGGTAAAAGGGACTTCTTGGGTCGGTGCAAACATCAAAATGCCAGTTATATCTTTGTTCTGATGTGTATTCTAAAATTTGTATTTCCTCTCTGTTTGAACTTGTACCATTACCACCAATAAGAGGCCAATTATTTAAAACAAGATCTTTTTTTAAAAGATTATCTCTATATAGCAATAAAGCATTATTTAATTTTTCATGTAGTAAAGCTGTAGCTGCAACTTCCTCACGCATCCAGCTACCAGTACTAGATCTAACACTAGGCATTACTCTTGCATTTTGTTCTTGCCCAAAAACAGTATTAGGATTAAAATCTAAAGTATCAACATATTTATTGATTATTTTTAATTCAGTAGCATTTAGAACTGGTAAATTTTGAATAAATTCTTTCATTAAAATTATTATTTACTTTTATCTTACCTGATGTTACATTGAGTGAAACATTTAATTAACATGGCTCGTAAAACAGACGAAGAAATAAAACAGCATATTCAGTTTTTACAAACTAAACAAGAGCAAGCTGTACAGTTAGCTAATAATTGTCGTGATGAAATTATGTGTCTTAAACACGTTTTGGCAGATAGAGCAGAGGCAGAAAACGAAAAAAAGTCTATTGCGAAATAATAGAAAAAGCTTGTAGATGCTGCGGCAAGATATTTTCTACAACAGAGCAAAGAAGAAAATATTGCTCAAATGCTTGCAAAACAAAATTTTATCGCAGAAAAAAAGCTACTTAGTTTCAGTTGATACTTGTTTTGTTACGATTCCGAGCGTAACATAAAGGGGAGCTAAAGCCAAAATTCCTGTGAAAGTTATAATAGTAACAGGTACTAAAGCTCTTAAAAACGCCTCTTTAATCATATGTATAGAAAAATTCTAGA